CTTTGTCCACTTTTAGAAATTTCTTCTAAATCTTCCTTAGTAAGAGTAGGGTCTATTTTTAACAACTCAATAATAGGGACGTTTTTAATCTCCCCCCAATAGAAACAGTCTTTAAATTGTGGGTCCTCGGTATAGCTATATACCACATTAGCAGGGTCTACATAACTTAACTTAACTCCTGTGCCGGGTAAAAATTCATGTTTGGCTACCGATATACCTAACACTGTTAGGTCATAATCTAATCGACGCCTAATATCATCATAATGATTATCATCAAAAATAGTATTAACAGCTTCCTCTTCTGCTATTTCAATAGCAGGTTTATAGTTTAGCTGCATATACAGCTGTAGTTCTTCATCAGAAGTGGGTAACTCCTCAGGAGGCATTATAAAAGTATCTACTCCTGTTTTTTGTTGAATAGTCTCAAGTATAGGTTTAGCGGCCATTTGACCTTCAATCATATTCTGATACTTACTTCTTTTAGATTGAGACAAAGCATCTTGAGCATATGCCTTAACTTTAAATAAACGCTCAGACATACCATTGACAACAATATCTACAAACTTAGGGAGGATAGGAACGGGAGTCCAATCTAAATTTAGATAAGATAAATCTCCATCAACAGCAAGTTCGTTTTTGTATTTTGCAATAGACTGTTCTCCCCGAGCATACAAGCGTAAACGATTAAAATCTCTCGCTTGAGTATAAAATCTACATTGATTGCTCGTCTTTTTAAACCACTCATATTGAATAGCCTGTCCAATCTGTAGCCCAAATTCATCTGTTGCTTTCTCTGCGTCAGACACAAATTGACTAGGAAAGCCTGCTGATGAGAGGTTTATGTTAACTTTTTTCATCTAATTATCTCGCTTGTTGTTCCATCATTTTTATACTGAGCGAAGGTAAGGCTTAATTTTTTCGTCTTTTGAGCCGGAGTGTATAAATGTTTTTGATTTGCCATAATAGCAAGACCTGAACTAACAGAAGCATCATATTTTGTTCTATTATTAATATCAAACTTAGCCCAATCCTCTAATGTCCTTACAAAAGGCATAGTTCCCATTTCATCTGAAGCTCTAAATGTACCTTCTAAATCTAACCCTATATGTTTTTCTATATACGATTCAATAGCTGAGGCATGAGCTTGTTTTATATCTTCAGAAGAGTTTGGCATTCCTCCCAACTCTTTTTCAGTTTTTGAAAGTTTATTATAACGCTTATCCGGACGGTTCATACAAAAACCTCTATACCCCCTATTTTTAAAGTGATAAAGCAATCTAGGTTTATTATTCTCTATAAGTATAGGCATACCATAAAAGACACAAGCCATAAGAACTTCTTCAAAAAATATCTCTGCCGTTTGAGGTCTAGCCACATACTCTAAAAAAAACTCATTAATAGGAGCTTCATCCATATGGAACTTTGTCATTCCGTGAAGAGCCCCGTTAGAACCTCCTCCCCCTACTACTCCTGAGATATCATAAGAGTCACATCCAAAAGACCCAAGATGCTCGTTTCCGGGATATTTAANCCCTCCNCTTACTTCTACTCTATTTTGAAGCACGGGACTAGGAGTCCAACTTACGTTAAACCTACCGCGAATATCAGGATAAAATACAACTTGAGAATCTATCTTTCCATCTTTCCATCCAAACGACCCTCGAGTAACAAATTGCTGTTGAATTAAAGCTTCAGCATAATCTAACTGCTGATAAATTTTAGTAAGATTAAATAAAGAAGATTTACTCTCATCTCTAAAAGCATGAGACTCTGTGCGAGGAAACTGTCTGTAAAACTCATTTAAAGCATCAGGGTCGTTTTTTAAAGACTCTACTTCCGCATTCCAATACGTTAAAGCTCCTGATTCAATCATCATATTATCTATACCCTTAACAGGTTTTTTAGGAGCTTCCACTACAGGCTCCCCAAATCGGTCAATAAATCCCTCCATATTATATTCCATAGGAATAAATAATGAATAAAGACCGCTGCGAGTTTGTCCGTTTCCATTTCTGAAATTTGCGTCTGAGTCTCCATACAGCTTTTTAAAATTATCTCCTCCTTTATTTAAAGCATTGGATGTAGAACCCATTAAGCACTTTCCTATAATTCTGCTACCTAAACGTAAACATGTTTTCGTAACACGCCAATTGTTTAAAATGTTATTTGGCTTAATCCATTTACCACTCTCATCATGTACAAGTAGCAAAAGCTTCTCTCCATCGTAAGAGTTATCGTCTGTATTTTTCCAATCAATCGTAGTATCTAATCCATCTAATTCATCCATAGATAGCAAATGCATATTCTTTTTTGTAATCTTAGATGCCGGTATCCTAAACGCTAACTCCGTTTTAGGTTTATCCATACCATCCTGTATAGGCTTAAAGAAAAAAGGTAATCTATTCGCTATAGGAACGACTTTATCGGTAAACATTTTTTTAGCATCAGAACCTGTTTTTGAAAGTATACCTACACGAGAGTCTTTAGCTAAACTTCCTGTGTTTACACATTCTGAAGACCCCATAAAAGAAAATCCTGAACGCCTAATTTTTAAATAGGACATTCCAAAACATCTATTATCCGCTTTACAAGCTTCCCAAAATAAAAAGAAAATTCTATTTGCTTCACGAAAGTCAGGATACCCTACATCTATAGTAGCCCATTGTAAATACATATAGTGAGCTCCTGTTAAATAAGTAGGAATACCATTATTCATAAACCAATGACCATGCTCTCTTTGGTCAAACTCTGACTCAATATAGTCTATCCATCTATTTTTAAACGCCGCAGGCATTTCATTCCATTGAAATATAGAAGCTATTCTAGATAAAGGTTTAGGGAGCGGAGTACGTTTCCAATATTGCAACTCTTTTTTATTTTCAGCAGGTATATCCTTAGGGCTAAGAGGAAGTCCAATATTTATTCCTGAAACATGTATTATTTTTCCGAGCTGACCCGTTGTAGAAATTATTATAACATCATACTTGGAGTTATATCCGTACTTCCATGTTTTTGCCCTGTTTTTTTTAGACATAACATTAGTCGGAACTAATTTATGTACCGTTGTGTATAATTTATTTTTTTGCTCTTTGTTCTGCAAATCCCTGTTTACTATCTGTGCGACTTACGTTGTCGTTTGCTAAGTTAAGGTTTTCTTGCTCGACTTCTATTTTAGTTAAAATATCAAACGCATCGAAGATGCAAAGCTTTTTTGTAGCCGCTGCATTTTTTAATCTATCTGCGGCTAATTCATCTTCAGGGTCAGGTTTAATAATATCCTCTAAAGCAACTTTAATTAACTGTTCTACAGCACGTTTACCGGCGGCAATTATTCTTATTTTAAGTTCATTAGAGTCCATTTGCCATAGTAATTTGATGGTCATATATCCTATATAACTTCTCTCCATTAATATCAAAAGCATACTCAGAGTCAGGAGTAAAAGATATCTTAGTTCCTTTTTTTACCCCTTGAGTAAGGAGGTATTTATTGGGATATTCCATAAGTCCCATCAAAGGCTCTTCAGTTCCGGGTTTAGAAAGAAAAGACTTTTCTATAGGAATAGGTTTAACAAAACAAAAGCGGTCATGAGAATGCCACTCTCCATTTTGTTTATATAGAAAAAATTGGTCTGTATCCACAAAAAATAAATCATCACGGAAAAAACTCTTACCGCTTTTTCTTCTACCTTTTATATCATTATAAAACTTAAAAACATTGTGATGAACAAGTAAAGTATCTCCTTTTTTAATAGGCCCATTATAACCTATAGGTAATTCTTTTACTATAGCCTCACGATTAGAAGCTGAAGAATCTTCTTCAGAACTACTTATAATAAGTTCTATCCCTCCAATTTTTTTTGTATTGGAGTAACGCCTACCTAAAGAAGGTTGGACAATAAAATTAAAAGGTGATTTCATTAAAAATTTATGTTGTACTCAACAGAAATAGGCATCGTCTCACGAAACTCTTTCCATAAAACAACGGTCTTCTCTTTTTCTATCCATATTAAAATAGAGTGAGTATCTTCCTCTTGCCTTATATGGTGAATCTTATATGCTCCACTTAACACAGATTGGCCAACGATATAATGCATCGCTCCACCTTTGTAATCAGGTCCAATAGATATTTTCCGAATATCTCGGTTCATACCAAAGATGCCGTAATATTAAAATGTTCAGCCGTAACATTATCTGCATTAGTAGTATTCATAACCTTTACGGATATAACATCATTCTCTACAAGAGTATTAACAGTTTGCAAACATACCGAAGTATTTGTAGTACCCGAAGTTTGTAGAGTTTGACGAGTCCCTGCTATCTCTGTGTCATTTTTAAATAAAGCAATATTTACAGAAATAGAACCCGATGCTCCTTTAATATTAACAGTAGATATAATATTTGTCGCTTGACTTGCTGTTCCGCTATAAATAATTTTATTTACCGCAGTTCCGGTTCCAACAGCCCATAAATTAGATACAGAAGTAACTAAAGTTCCTNCTAAAGAATAAAAAGTATTTATCGCCGCTATAGTAGTCTCCGTAGTAGCGCCTACAGCGACAGCAGCATTTATATACCCTCCTGATGTAGCCAAATCAATAATACTAGCAATAGTATAATTCTTTGTTACATTTAGATTGTTGTAATCGGTTCCAATAACAAAGTCGTCTGTATTTACGATTGTGTCAATTGGGTATGTGCTAATCCGTGCCATCTTCTTTTTGTGTTATTGCTCCGGTTTGAACATTAACACTAACATCCTTGCCATATTTTTCTACAAGTTTCTCTTCCATTTTTGCAAAGCCTGTTTTACTAGCCATAACTGCATCTAAAGCATCTTGTTGAGCCATAGTCGCATCAGCGAGCTGTATTTTAGCTTGGTTAAAAGCAGAGAGAAGTTGTTGTAAAGATGTAAGTTCTTCAGCTGTAAGTTCCTTTTCAGGAGAAAGTTTAATTGTATCAGACATTATAATAGATTTAATTTAATTTAGTTCAAAGATAAGACTTTATCTCTTACGATTTTTTCCCATTACTACAGCTTGAAGAATACGAGAAAGTACGTTGACAATTCTGTCATCTTTCTTAGTTTCTGTTAATGCAGTTAAAGTACCGGCTGCCGTGATAACAGCGAGGGCAATTGAAGACCAATTTAATGTTATAAATTCCATATTAATTAATTTAAAAAGCCGAACTTCTCCTCAACTGAGAAAGAAGGACATGCTTTGGTTGAAAATTCGTTATGACCATGAATAGATAATTTGCCAAATATAAGCCTTAAACTTTTAACTATCTCCACAAAAGCAATTTCTTGTAATACCGTCATGGTGTCTTTGGGCTTGTTAGAGGCGTCTACACCGCCGATATAACAGATTCCGATGGAATCCTCATTCTCTCCGGAGACATGAGCACCTTGCACCTCTATAGGGCGTCCTAACTCTATCTTTCCATCAAGGTGGATGACGTAGTGATATCCTATATCTGACCATCCCCGTCCTCGTGGAGACGGGTCTGTATGCCATTCTCGGATAGTTTCTACACTAACCTCCCTACCTTCAGGGGTAGCAGAGCAGTGTAATATAACTCTGTTTAAATCTCTCATCTAATTCCTTTTTCCGCAAGCAAAAGTTTTATCTCGTTCATTCCCTCTACTAGAATATCTAAAGTTTGTTCCACCTTAGTTTCAGATTTCTCTAAAGAGAA